CATCTTTTTTTACTGCATATAATTGAAGGCCATATTTTTCGGGATATTTTTTTTCTGCGGATGTTTTAATTTTATTAAGTGTAGGATAATAAATATCGGCTGGATTATAATTTTGCAGCGCTATATATGCTTCCATTTCTTTTTTTACTATATATAATTGCATTTTATAATCATTAGGATATTCAATTACAGCATTCTGTTTAATTATATTCTCGACATCATACGGTATACTTTGATCAGCGAATACAGACGTATTTATAAACAATAAAATACACACAATAATAAATATTACATTGACTCGTTTCACATCCATTTATCCTTTTAATTTAAATAAATTATGCCACTTTTTCCGACTCCGAAGCATCGCCTTGCCCTTCGGTAGTACCGGGAACCGCGGATAGTCGATCAACCTGTTGCCTTAAATCGTCAATCTGTGATTGAAGGCTTACCATAGTTTCCTTACATTCCCGTAATTCTTGGCCGGTATCCAGGGCTGCGGCAAATTGTTGGATATTCATATAGAGGGCGACTGACAGGGCAGTACCGGCAGATAAAACCTTATACGTTTTTCCCATTGCTTCTTCAATATTTATTTTTTGGTCTGATTTAAACAGCGCATCGGCATTAGGGTTATATTGCATCTGGGCGTCTTTAATATGATGATGAACAGTCTCTGTTATTTGATCATATTTAATTTCAGCAGGTGTTTTGGGGCCGCAAATTTCAGGATACTTCTCGCGTGCACCGACAAATGGTTCACCAGCCCCGGTCATAAACCAATCTTGATTGTATCCAAACTCTTTGCATAAACTAATAATAAAAGCAGTTTTAGGGCCGTTTTTCTCTGTCCTGTAATTGCTGACAGTGGTAGCGGAACTACTCAATAGTTTCGCGATTTCAATATTACCTAAATGCCTATCGGCTGAAATCCTATTTATAGCCCAACCAGTCCGCTTTTTAAATTCGATATCGTCCATATTTTTGCTTTCTCCTATTTCGCAGTTCGGCACTGAACTGCGAAATGAACTGCGAAACACTGCGAAATATAATGATTATCGTTTATATTTAATAGTTTACAAATATAGATGTCTATTTTTTGGGGAAATCTACTGCGAAACTCTTTTTTTGCTTGACTCAATACAAAAACAGGTTTATAAGCGTAATCAATAAGCCTAATATGGAGCGCAAAAAAATGAACAAAACACCGATAACAAGAAAACCCCAAAATTGGACGCGACAAGAAATTAAGGATGCAATTGAACGCAGCCGGGTTAATCAAGCCGCTATTGCCAGGGAGTTGGAAATCGAACCGACTACCGTTTGTGATGTCATCAAAGGGCGCACCAATTCTCAACGAGTTCACAGAGCCATTGCGGAAGCCATCGGCAAAGACATTAAAGAAATCTGGCCGGAAATTTATTTGCATGGCGAACCAAAGCGTGGACGGAAAATGGTCGTCTGGCAGCGCAAGGCGGCGGCATAAGTTAAGGATTTTTAGAAGTAGCGTCAACATGGCTACATCCTAACAAACAAAAAGAGGCTTTTCAATGACCAAATTTAAAAAAAGAACTGACACCGATAAAACACAGTCAAGCCTCTTTGATCTAATTAAACAGCAACACGAAGAACGTCTTCAGCAGGAACCTAAAATAGGGACATTAAATATCACCCTTCAACTTCAGGAAATCATCGACAAATGTATCGGACAGTCTCCTTTATCGCGCGACATCATTGCCGGTAGAATGAGTGAATTAACCGGCCAGCAGATCACGCGGGTCATGCTGGACTCATGGACGTCTTCGGCAAAACAAAAGCATCGCTTTCCAGCGGAGTTTCTTCCCGCCTTCTGTATCGCAGTAGAAAACAATGCACCTATCAATTTTTTAGCGGGGAAGTGCGGCATATTCACCATGATGGACAAAGACGTACTACTGGCCGAAATGGCCCGCAAGATGTCCACGCGGGATGAGGCAAATAAGGAAATTAAAAAGATCAAATTATTTTTACAGGAAATCGAGGGATAACGATGCCGATATTAACAAAAGTAGATAAGGCGGTTGACTGGTTTGAACGGCTGGATAGCCCAAAAGCAAAGATGATTTTTTTGATTTTTCTTATTTTTGCATGCCTCTATTTCGGTGTGATCGCACCTTGTATTAAGGGTAATTAAAAGAAGAGATTGCCACGCCGCCTGAGAGGCGGTTCGCAATGACATATAATAAGGATGGAGCGGAAATGGGTAACGCAAACGGCGACAAAATGTTTACATCAAAAGAAATTTCAGTGATTATGGGTAAATCACAGCGCACAATAGAACTTCGCGCCAAAAAGGAAAACTGGCATTATATAGAGGAAACAGGAAATGGCCGGGGCGGGAAAACAAAAAAGTATTCTATTTCTTCCCTGCCTGCCGATGTTCAAGAAGCCCTTATATATAAGGAAGGGATCCACCCAGAAATGCTTCCGGCGCTCAAACCTTCCGCAGTTGCTGTAGCGATCAATCATTATAATGGTTCAAATGAAATTTTCCCGACCTTTCAGCAAACCCTCACGCCGGTTAACCAGGGCGGTTTGGGTTTATTAGAAACCCAACGGAATCCGGAGACCGCGATACGCGAGCAAGATCTCTCCGATCCGCGCATCTGCAAGATCATGGCAATCCTCCGGGAAGTAGATGAAATGCCGCGCGATTGGACGCAGGGAAAGCGCAAATGGATTGAATCTGTCGCCCTGCGGAATGAGGTTGGCTGGCAATCTATCTATAAGTGGATGAAAAAGTACGAAAAAAGCGGCATCGCCGGACTGCGGCACACCAAATCTTATGCCGATGATCCGCGTATCTGGAGCCCTGAAGCCATTGATTTTTGGGTTTCATTGTGCGGAAAACGCGAACATCGAGCCGCTAACCATCGCGATCTTTACAATAATTGGCTGGTCATTGAAGCGCAACGGCGTGAATGGACCATCGGCGGTTATGCATCGGCCAACTGGTGGTTTAAAAAGAAGTGGAATCCATGTCTGGAAGCCTTGCAACGAGGCGGCATGCGCGCCCTGGACAATATCCTGCCGCCTATTTTACGCGACTATTCAGATCTCGCGCCCTTCCAGATCCTTGTCGGAGATCAGCATCGCTTCGACCGATGGGTCATGGATGAGGATACCGGCGAAGTCTTCAGACCGGAAGGATATCTCTGGCAGGATCTGCGGTCGCGCTCCATTTACGGCGCTGCAGTTGACAAGAAATATGATGCCTGGCTGATCGGTCTGGCTCTGCGGATCGGCGTCGCGCAGTATGGCGCATTCGGGTCTATCTATACCGACAACGGCAAACCGGAACTCTCGCGCTTCCTCACATCTATCCTGGCTAACATGACTGCCCACGGAATGAAGTGGGAAAAGACTGAGGAGTTAATTACCGATCTGCTGGATGTCGATGCCGAGGACATAGCGCCCTGCTGCACCATGCCGGGATCCCACCGAAAAGCGATTGTCAAGAATGCGAAGGCGAAAATGATTGAGGGAACCTTCCATCGTCTCGAGCAGGTCATGGCCTCCGTCATGATGCTTCCTGGTCAGACAAAGAAAATGTCGGATGATATCCATTGGCAGGACGTCGATCATCAGGAAGCCATGAAACTGGCGGAACAAGGCAAGCTCCTTACCAGCCGTGAGTTTGCGCTGGCCATGTATCAGGCCTGCGATTACTACAATAATAAAAAAGTGCATCGCGGCGTGTTGTCGGAATGGTCATGGAAACCCCGGCCAAAGGAAGTTACACCGCTTGATTGTTTGCGCGCCTGTTATAATGACGGATGGCGACCAAAGAAGATGTCCAACGACGCTGCCGATCTGCTATTCCTCGCGCGCGATACACGTACAATAAACAAAGGGACAATCAGCCTTGATAATGACTTCTACAGGGCGGAACCCCTTATAGAAATGCACCGGCAGAAAGTAGATATCCGTTATAACCCGATGACATACGCCGACGTTCACGTTTATCAGGGCGGAAAATATATCTGCACCGCTTATCCGGTCGAGCGTTCATCCATGATTGACATGGATCTGGCCTCGCAAAAGATAGCCGAAAAGCGGGCACGAAGAGCGAAATTCGCCGAGCAATTCAAGAAAATATCATCCATCGCGCCTGATTTCCGCCACTATTCAACAGTGCCGCAGATTGAGCGCGTTGCCGCACTTATCGGCGCGGAAAAAACAAAACGCGCCATCGAGAATAAAGCAAAGACACGAGTGATCACCGAAGAGGAACTGGATCGCGGTGTGCAGGCACTAGAAGCATTGAACCGGATACCGGCGAAAACAAACAAACCGCTTGCCGGGGAACGGCCATCATTCTGGTTGTCGGATGCCGACCGGCACACCTGGTGCATATTGGCTTCCGTGGACGGGACCATAACTGCAGAAGACCGCGCATGGATGAATACTTATGAAGCGGCGATGACACCAGAAGCCCGCGAACGGTGGCAGTTTGAGAGAGAATACCGCGCTGAACAGGCAGCGCAATAGGAGAGATGATGGCAGAAATAAAAATGACAGATAGGTTGAGAAGCTACCACAATGGTGTTCATGGAGATTTTTTCATGTCGGTTGCTGATGAAATAGAGAACCTTGAGAGCGAAAATGAAAATCTACATCTCGAAAATGACACCTTATTATTGAGATGCGGGAACCTAAAAGACGAAATTACATCGTTACGCAACCGGCTCAAAAAGGCAGCGCAATCGGAAGTGAGTATGGAAAATAAAACATTACATCTGGATCTGACAATAAATGAATTGGTCGCTCTATATGCAATGGCAAAACACGGCATTCCATTCTCCGTAAGATCTTCGTTGAGTATTGCCGTCAATATCTTAGATCGCCTACGGCCACAACTTCACGCGCAGAATGTATCGGATGATTTTATTAACTATATGATGCGCTGATCTTAAATAACTGGATTCCCGCCTGCGCGGGAATGACTGAAACACAGGAGGAGATTATGGGAAGAAAATTAACAGAAGAAGAAAAATCAATCATCGGGAAATATGGTCATTTATTTCAGAACATTGGTGAAAAAGACATCATCAAATCTCTTGAGCGGACAGATATAAATCCATTTAACAACATGGTGGCCTTCATAATGCAGTCCGGCTTATTTACTCAACTTACATTAATTCAGCGCTTGATTGAAAAAGGTTTTTTAGCGGCATAAATAACAGATTGCCACGCCGCGTGAGACGCGGCTCGCAATGACAAACACAAGGGAGAATGAAGAATGAAACCGGAATTTATTGAGACCAGCAACACTAGAAAATTTGACGAAATATGCAATGAAATGACATCTGCGTCATCGCTTATTGGCCCATCGCTGGCGATGGTCACCAGTTCGGCGGGACGCGGCAAAAGCGAAACCGCCAAACATTACTCCGTCAACTCAGACGCGATCTATATCCCGCCGATGAACATCCGCACACCTGCAATGGTACTGCGGGAAATCGCGTTTGAACTGGCCAACACGCGGCCTTCCCGTTCTGATGCCTGCCTGAATATCATCGGCGAAGAAATGGCCAAGCATCGCCGTTTAATCATGATTGACGAAGCGGATCTGCTGCAGATGGCAGTTCTTGAAATGCTGCGGAACGTTAATGAACGCTTTGCCTGCCCGATAATGCTCATCGGCGAGGAAGAACTCAAAGGCAAAGTCGGCTCGCGCCGGAGAATCCTCAGCCGCATCCGCAGACGGATGGAATTCGAGGCCATCAATCAGTTCGATATCGCGCATTTTATCAAGACTTCTTTAGGCATCAAAGTGGGAGCGGACGTGGCTTCCCTCATTCACAAGAATGCGAACGGCGATTGGAGGCCGGTTCTGACCACGGCGATCAGCATTGAACGCACAATGCAGGCCAGCAATGTAAAAGAAATCACATTGGAGATGGTGCAGAATGTCATTAAAAATTCCTAAATCCGGCCTGGCTGCCATCATGCGCGACTGGATGAAAGCGCGCACCGGCACAAAGGTGCAACGGCGTTTCACTATCGCGCAGATATGCGAAGCCCTGAATGTTGAACCGGGCGAACAGCACGCAACCCTGGTCAATGCCCTTAAAGATTTTATCCGGCGCAAAGAGGTTGAAAGTTACATCACAGCGAAATGCAATCGGCGACAATATATCTATGTCCAGGATTGGCAGAAAGTTCTGAAAGGTAAAATCAATAAGAAAATTTTTAAGGCAATGTACGTGTCTCAGAACTTTGCCGTGACGGATATCCAGCGTCACACGGGACTTTCCGAGCGTTGCTGGATCGACAAGATATGCCGCAGCCTTAAAAAAGAAGGTTATATCCAGCAGGTCTCCCGCCGCCGATGCGCTCATGGGGCCGGAGCCGAGGCTGTATGGCATATCGTAAACAGGGATAAGTTTAAACTGGAGTTAATGAAATGATTAAATCAGCGACACAAAATGAAGTGACGATTAACGATGCCAGATTAATTGCAATGATCATGCTTAAAAACGCACCGTCTTTAATTACAGCAGAATCATTTGAAGGCCTTTATAACGAGGCTATATCAGAATATCAGCGAATGCACACTATGCTTGGTCGAGAATTTTCTCCCTCAGTTGAATTAAAAGAAAAGGTCATAAATAGACTTAAAGAAATATTGCCATCGATTGAGGTGATGAAATGAGAAGAGAAGATTCCCCCGATTTATTTGGAAGAGGTTTTGGTGTCTCGTCAAGCGGTGATACCCAGTGCGAATTTTGTGGAACCCTTTACAATGAGGGTGCGGATGAACGCGGTTTTTATGACGAAGAATCAATAAATCATACGCTTTTTGCAGGGAAAACAGTTTGTTCCTGTTGTTTTGAAATAATTGAAGAGGAAATTATTTCTCGCATGTCTGACATTTTACCGTGGTTTAGAAGGATTATTGATCACCAGAAAAAACGTATTGAAAAATATGACGAACAATTAAAAGGATTGGGGAAATAATGCACACACAAACCATTCCAGGAACCGATTTTCCTTTTCAGGTCATTGAGCGCAAAGGACCACCCAAACTATTGACCACCAGGGAAACTAAGCAACGGCGCGGCCTGTTGGCGAAAATCCATATAGCCAAACAGCAGATGCAACTCAACGGGGGCGAGTATGAAATGATACTGCGCTCGTTCAAAGTGGCATCGGCTGCCGACATGACCATCGCGCAGCTCGAAGGCATGATCAAGATGATGAAACACTACGGATGGAAAGAGATCTCTCGCAAGAAACCGGGAATAAATCCTGAACAGATCATCGCCCTGCGCGCCCGCTGCGTCAAGGCCGCAAGGGAAATTAAAAACGGAGACAAACGGCTAGAAGGTTTGGCCGAGAAGATATGCGGCACCTCACAACTGGTCTGGTGCAATAGCGTGCCGAAATTGGAACGGCTCTTGGCCGTCCTGGGAAAAATCAAAATGGAGGATGAAGCGCATGAATAATAAAAAGAAACAGGTAGTCGACACAGATGAAAACAGGAATCGTCTGCTTACGGAATTAGCCAACCACATTGGAGAAATGAATGCCATCAGCATGACGGCGCTTTACGAGGCCGTCTTTGACCGCCCCTGGAATAACAAGGTCAACGATACGCGTCCGCTGAGAAAACTTATCGAATTGATGCGCGATGAAGGAATTCCGATCTGTTCGGTAACTTCAAAGCATGGCGGCGGATATTATCATGCCGCCGCAGGTAGCGAAGAGGCTGATTATTTGCTTCGACTGAAATATAGTGCCCTAAGGCGTTTGCGCCGTTACTCAAAGATGAAAAATATTACCCTGCCCAACTTCTTGGGGCAACTCAAATTGGAAGCGGAGGCCAATTCCTGATGGCTAAACAGCGTAGCGATAATAAATGTAGGGATTGTTCCCCGAACAATCCGAGCGGCGCGATCGGGGATCGCGCCCTACAATATGAAGCGGAATTGTTGTTACAGCAGATCACCCATATACAAGGTATTGTGACGATGAAAATGGGCGCTTACAATGCCGCCGTAACTTTAATCACAGAAAAATATAAATCCGAAATTGCTCAATATAATGCTGCTCTAGAATCCAATGGGAAAGAGCTTATTGCCCTTATGAAAAAAAACAAAGGCATCCTTTTCGCGGTTAAAGACGTCATCAATCTGGAGAGCGGTTCCCTGATCCACAATGTCGGCGATCACGTCACGATCCCGAAAACCGCACTGGAAGCCTGCAAAGAAAATAAATTTAACGATGTCATCAAAGTTGTGGAATCTCTTGATCGTGACGCCATCGTGAAGTGGCCAGACGCCCGGTTAGCACTGATCGGCGCGGAGCGTACAAAGAAGCACCAGTTTAATTATACGGTAAAAAGTTAGAATATTTGTCGCCGAATGTGTTGAGGGGGGAAATATGAACATACAAAAACAAAACAGAGAAATAGGCCTACAATTAATGCTTATGAATTACGATCTAAAGGCGCGGGAAAATCCTGAAATTCAGGTCAGTCTTCTGGAAGTGCTCATGTATGTCATAGTTGGAGGATTCGCCTTTATAATTGTGATGGGAATATTGAGAGCATTATTGTGCCGGAGTTAATAGCGCCACTGGAGATGATCTGCGCGACCTGCGCGAGTTATGGATTTAAACGTAGGGCGCGATCCCCTGAGCGCGCCGAATGGCGGTGGGCATACTGTGAAGAAAAAAAGAAATGGTTTCCGGAGAGCATTGACAAACCCGGCGAACGAAAGGGATGTGAGGAATGGGTTTGATAAATTGGTTAGAAATAGTGGGGAAAATATTTTTTGTAGTTTTAGGAATATGCGGTCTTGTGTCCGCACTGTTTAATGCCGGACGCGCTTTTATATATATAATTTATGAGGCGTTCCCTTTTTATTCCGATTTTATATTATGGCGCATTAATAAAAAGGAATTCAGGCAGTGGCTTAACCTGAAAAAATTCTGAGTTGCCATTCCCGCGAAGGCGGAAATTAAGGAGAATGAGTCATGAGTAGAATATTTGATCACAAAAAGCAGTATGTCTGCATGGAAGTCTTCCGGCTTGAGGATTTGCAGAATTTAATACTGGAACTGGAAGACGCCGACGACGAAGAAAGAAATGATCGGCGAATTCCATATAAAAAAAGACATCATGATTTAGACGGTTTAAATATTCCTGATGTCATAAACAGGTTAAAGGATTTTATAAATAATCTAACTGAACAGGAACGGCAGAAATGAAAATAATTTGTCCGCATTGTAAATCAAGCAATACCTATCTGGATGGTGATGAAATGCATTGCTTTATATGCGGAGAATTATTTCCGATACCATCCGGCGCCGTTAAACAGGTTGTTGTTAAAATTAATAATCCGGAACCGATCTGCAGCACAGAACCGGAGCCAATAGTATTAGATAATTTTGCAAAGGAGAAAGAATATATGAAAAACAAACTTGGAGATTTGAATAATGCGCTTTTTGCGCAGTTGGAACGTTTAGGCGAAGAAGATACAAAAGGCAATAAATTATTGGAAGAAATAAATCGTGCGAAGGCCATTACCGGCGTTGCACATGAAATTATCCTGAATGGAAAATTAACGTTAGATGCGATGGTCGCTGTTAAAGAAAAGAAAATAGATACCTTATTACCGCAAATGATCGGGATGGATAAAGCTGAAAATGCGAAATGAATATACAAAAAAGCATATTAAATTTTTAAGCAAGGGATACGCCGCGATGGGTATTCCGGAACTTACCCGTGCTTTCAATAAAAAGTTCGGCAAAAATAAGACAAAAGGTGCGATAAAAAACGCCCTCAGCAATCGCAAAATAACCTGTGGCCGGTCAACCGGCGAAATCAGGATAGGAACTTCAAGCATTCTCAATCCGAAACAAATTAAATTTATCAAGGACAATTATCCATTATTCAGTCAGAAAAATTTGACGATAAATTTTAATAAGCGTTTCAAGACAATATTAACTGAACAGCAGATTAGATCGTTTACGCGCAATCACCGCATCCGCTCCGGACGTACTGGTTGTTTTGAAAAAGGACATGTTCCCTGGACATTCGGTAAAAAAGGAATTCATGTTTCTCCACAAAGTGAGTTTAAAAAAGGTCATATGCCGGCAAATACAAAACCGATCGGCACTGAACGCATCGACAACAAGGACGGTTATATCCATGTGAAAATAGAAGAACCAAACCCATACACAAAATCGCAAACACGTTTCAAGCAAAAGCATGTTGTTATCTGGGAGCGTGAGCATGGACCCGTACCGAAAGGATTTGCTGTAATATTTAAAGACGCCGACAAAAGGAATTGCGTTATCGAGAATCTGGAGCTCGTCAGCCGGGCGGAACTTCTTATATTAAATCACTACAGATATAAAAATATGCCTCCGGAAATTAAACCGACATTATTAACATTAGCTAAACTGGAAGCGAAGACGTTCGGGATTGGAAAACAATTATGAAATTTCACTGCCCGCATTGTAGAAAGGAGTCACATTTTATGGATATTCAAATGTCGAAGGATTTGAATGCTGTTTTTAACATTCTAACATCGCCTACCATAGCCAAATATTCAAACACGATTATGTGCTATGTCTGTCTTTTTGAGGTCACGCCGTATAATTTGAAGGCTCCGAAGTTTAGAAAAATCATGGAAGAAATGAAAAGGCTTTTCGATGCCGGGACATTCAGCTTTCAGAAAAAGACTTATTCGATAAGTCAAACCGGAATAGCCGAAGCATTGGATCTATGCATTAAGAAAAACTTTGATCAGAGTTTAGAAAATCACAATTATTTGAAAAAGGTTATGATCACCATCGCCGAACGTGAAGCAAAGGGAAAATCTATCCAGGCAGATATGGATCTCCGCAGACGTGAAGAGGGCAACTTTCGCGGCGATGAACGTCCGGATGTGCCGATACTTCGCGGTCCCATTTATCCCGGTGATGAAGAGGTCAAACCCGGCAAACTCACGCCTGCGGAAATTAAGGCAAATCAACAAAGGGCGCGTGAGATTGTTGACAGTCTCGTTATAAGCAAAGAGATTAAAGGAAAATCTATATGATCCAAACAGCTTTATTTTTCTTTTCGTGCATTTCAATCTGGGCGCTATCCGGAAAGCGGTACCGTCTCGGCTTTATTTGCGGCCTGTGCGGCCAGCCATTCTGGATATACGCCTCTTTTACTACCGGGCAATGGGGAATATTCCTTGTCAGTCTTTGGTTCACTGTAAACCATATACGCGGTTTGTGGGAGCATAGATAACATGGATTTCAGATGTCCGAAATGTGGAAAACTTCTCTTCCGTGGTGAATTGAATCAGGGAAAAATTGAAACGAAATGCCCGAAATGCGGAACGGTGTTGAAGGTTTCCGCGATAAATACAAAGACTGCGGCCAATGAGGGCCGTGTACAGGAAGGAGGTACGATTATGAAATAAATTCAAAGATTCAGTTCCATGTGGTATGGATGATCAAGTAAAAAGGGGCGGTTTTTGACCGCTCCTTTTTTTATCTTTTTTCAGATGTAAATAGCGCGAAATTTTTTAGAATAGACTATTTTAAAATTAATTGCAAATTTTTGAAGAAAAAACTTGACTTTTGCTTTTGATTCATTTATTTTTGCATCATCAAGTTAATTGTTCTTTAGACTGAATGCGCGGCTTAACCGCAAATATTTGACCTTCACTGACTTTTATAAAAAGAGAGTTCCTTGAGAACCTTCAGAGAAGGGAGAGGCTCCAGAAGCCCGGCACCGGATAATATTCCGGCGTCGGGCTTTTTGCATTTTAGGGGAGAGATTGCCACGCCGTCTTAAGAGACGGCTCGCAATGACAACACGGGAGAATGGCGTTGGAGAAAAACCGACAGGCATTTTTAGACATGATCTCGCACAGCGAGGGAACCGCAGGCAGAGGCGATAATGGATATAACGTTCTGGTCGGAGGTAATTTGTTCTTTGGGTATGCTGATCACCCGCGCAAACTGATTGTCCTCAATAAAGCGGGACTGAAATCTACAGCGGCTGGCAGATACCAACTACTTTCACGATATTTTGATGCCTACAAGAAACAATTAAACCTGGCCGATTTTTCACCCGCCTCTCAGGACGCCATTGCTATTCAGCAGATCACAGAATGCAAGGCACTGGCTGATGTGGATGCCGGAAGAATCGAGGATGCGATAAAAAAATGCGCGCACATCTGGGCAAGCCTTCCGGGTGCCGGATATGGTCAGCGCGAAAATAAAATAGAAAATCTTCTCGTCGCTTACACAAAAGCTGGCGGAACGTTGACAGGTTAAAATTATATAACTCCTTTGTGATAGTCCCTGGGCAATGGCAATGCATCTTCACATTGCCATTGCCCAGGGACACAGGGAGAAAAAAATTAAAGGGAATTTTAGGGAGGCTTTATGAAGTGGGCAGATGTCGTAGGATGCATACAATTGGCGGCTCCCGTTTTAGGGAGTCTTTTTGGCCCTGCGGGAACAGTAGTGGAAACCGGAATAAGTTCCGGTATTAAAATGGTGGCAACGGCTCTGGGAGTCACTCCCACTCAGGATGCTGTTTCTCTGGCTGTGGCGACAGATCCAAATGCGGCGGAAAAACTAAGGGAGTTTGAATTAACAAACAGCAATGAGTTGCAAAAGTTAATTATAACTTCTGAGACTTCTCAGGTTCTTGCCGTTAACTCAACTATGCAATCAGAATCAAAATCCGAAAAGTGGCCTCAATATTCATGGAGGCCATTTTGGGGATTTGCTTCCGGCTCGGCTTTCTTCTTTGTTTGTGTTCTCGTTTGCATTCTGGCGTGGCAGGCGGTGATCAATAAAGACGGGAACGCGATGGGAAATATCCCGTTGGTAATAGGTGCCTTTGCGACACTCTTTGCTATCCCGGGCGCAATACTTGGAATCGCTTCTTACAAGCGTGGAGATATGCAGATCACACAAGTAAAAAGCAACGAAGTGGAATCTAAAAAATAAACTTAATCAGGTAGCGGATAAAATCAAATAAACATGGGCGACATCTTCGATCGGGCGCAGGAATTGGATGAACAGTTTAGACGGGAAACACTCGATAAACATTTTGCGAAAAACAAGATTGCCACGCCTCCTGAGAGTCGGCTCGCAATGACAAGCATGGATTGTGAAGATTGCGGGAAGCAGATACCGAAAGCCCGGTTAAAGGCAAATCCAATGGCAATACGGTGTGTGCCCTGCCAGACAAAATACGAACGCGGAGGAATTGTGTGAACGAACACTGGCAATTGTTTTTAGCCCTGTTGGGTGTGGTGGCTGCATGGGGAGTGATAATCGTTACAGTTGTCCTGGCTATGTTTTCCCGCGTGATGAATTCTTTAAAAGCGGAACTCACGGCTAAAATATTAAGTATCGGCGACGTTTCAGAAGATTGCCGAAAAGTTGAAAAAGACTTGATGCAACTCAAAGCCGATCTGCCTGAAAAATATGTACGCAGAGAAGACTTCGTCCGTTTCGATGTCGGAATAAATGACAAACTGGATAAACTTAGAGACCTTATTGATAAAAAATTTCCTTCACCATCAGGAGAGTGACCTATGAATTCAATGAATATGGAAAAAGCGCGTCGGGAGGAGTTACGGTGGCTCATTCTTCGGTCTCTGTATGCAGCCCAGCCCATAGGCACGTCGGAGATGATTATCCGCACAGTCGTTGATCCTATAGTCCCTGGAGTTACCGAACTGGAAATACGCAATCAGCTTGATTATCTCACAGAGAGGCAACTTGTCATCACGGAAAAGAATCGCCCTGTCTGGTTTTCCAAAATTAACCGGTACGGTATTGATGTCGTGGAATATACCGTGGATTGTGATGCGGGCATCGCCCGTCCGAAGGCCTGGTAGGTGAGGATATGCCGCAACGCTCAAAGATCATAACATTGCCGGAAGATATTCTCAAAGAGCTAAACGAAAAGCTTCTGGCAGGCAAGTTTTGTGATTACAGCGCGCTGGCCGAATGGTTACAGGGAAAGGGTTTTGATATCTCGCGCTCATCGCTCCATCGTTACGGACAGGAATTTGAAGAGCGGCTTGCGGCAATCACATTGGCCACAGAACAGGCCCGCGCCGTAGCCGAAGCAGCCGGGGATGATGAAAATGCAATGAATGAAGCTTTGATCCGCCTCGTGCAGACAAAGGCATTTGAAGCATTAACCGCTGCTGAAAATGCCGAGAATCTGCCGAAGATGGGCGTGATGATCGCCAAACTCAGCAAGGCATCCGTGGATCAAAAGAAGTGGATGCGGGAAATACGCGCCAAAACTAAAACGGCAGCGGATGAAGTTGTCAAAGTAGCGAAAAAAGGCGGTCTCTCTGCAGAACAAGCAAAAATTATCAAGGAAAAAATCTTGGGGATCGGTAATAATGACAAAAAGAAAAAACATAAAAACCGACTTTAGTCAGGCTAGACCCGCTACCGGAATCTTGCTTTCTTATCAGGCCGCATGGGTTTCCGATCAGGCTGCAGTCAAGGTCATGGAAAAATCCCGGCGTGTCGGTATCTCCTGGGCCGAGGCGGCAGATGATGCTCTTTATGCCTCCGAAGTTGGCGAGGGTGAGAAACGCAACGTTTGGTATATCGGTTATAACAAAGATATGGCGCAGGAATTTATCAATGATTGCGCCAACTGGGCGCGCTCTTATAATCTTGCCGTCTCCGCGAGGGAAGAGTTTGAATACGCGGATATCGATGAATTCAACGGCGTAATTTCCGAAAAGAAAATTCTGGCCTTCCGAATTACCTTTCAATCCGGCTGGCGCATTACCGCCTTATCCAGCAGGCCGTCTAATCTGCGTGGAAAGCAAGGCCGAGTCGTTATTGACGAAGCCGCGTTCCATGACGATCTGGGTTCTCTAATCAAGGCCGCGATGGCGCTTTTGATCTGGGGCGGTCAGGTGCGGATCATCTCCACCCATAACGGTGACTCCAATGAGTTTAATTCCCTGGTGCAGGATATCCGAGCGGGAAGAAAACCCTACAGTCTGCATCGAGTTGATTTTGACGAAGCCCTTGCAGACGGTCTCTATAAACGAATTTGCGAAGTCCTGAAACGGGAATGGACTGTCGAAGGCGAAAAAGAATGGCGGCAGGAAGTCATTGCTTTCTATGGCGACGATGCCGACGAAGAACTTTTCTGCATTCCTTCTCAGGGCAGCGGAGTATATCTGACACGCGCATTAATAGAGACCTGCCTGTCTCCGGAGATCCCAGTGATCCGGTTTGAACAGAAATCATCTTTCGCTGAATTGTCCGATCATCTGCGTTATGCCGAAGTCAAAGACTGGTGTGAAGAAAATCTCCTGCCGTGGCTTGCCAATCTGGATGAAAAACAAAACGCTTGCGTGGGAGAGGACTTTGGCCGCACCGGCGACTTATCCGTTTTTATTCCTTTGCTCGAACAGCAAAGTGCCAACTGGCGGGCACTCTTTCAACTGGAACTGCGCAACATTCCATTCCAGCAGCAGGAACAAATCTTTTATTATATTTGCGATCGCCTTCCCCGCTTTCGTTTCGGCGCTCTTGATGCACGAGGCAATGGCCAGTATCTCGCGGAACGCGCCATGCAAAAATATGGAGCGGAAAGAATCGCGCAGGTCATGCTCACTGAGTCGTGGTACCGCGAGAACATGCCCGCCTATAAGGCCGCGTTTGAAGACAGGACAATCCTGCTGGCCCGCGACGCGGACACCATCGAAGATCACCGGGCATTTAAGGTTATCAAAGGCATCGCCAAACTTCCGGAAACTGGACAAAAAGGCAAAGACAAAAAGCAGCGCCACGGCGATTCCGGCATTGCCGGAGCGATGGCCTGGTTTGCCACAAGGCAGGAATGGGGAGGTGGGCCGATTGAATATCAATCCGTTACACGCCGCCGCTTTGCCGGGCCCCATGAAGATTTTAGAGACAATGAGGGTAGAATCCAATCATATGTGCGAAGAGGAGCCTATTGATGGCTATATTATTTGATCAATTCGGCAGAGAAATTCAGATACAAAAACAGCCGGATAACCGCGAGATTGCCGTCACGACTGTACGGGATAGATGGTCTGATTATCCTTCATCGGGTCTGACACCGCAACGGCTTGCAACAATATTCAAAGAAGCCGATATGGGCGACGTCCGCCGCCAGTCGGAACTTTTTGAAGAGATGGAAGAAAAAGACACACATCTTTTTTCTGAATTACAGACGCGCAAAAACGCTGTTCACGGTCTCGATTATGAGGTTGCGCCCTGGGATGAATCCGCCGAAAGCAAAAAGATTAGAGATTTTGTCGCCGATTGTCTTTTTAACCTGGAGAACTTTGACGACTCCATGCTCGATCTTCTTGACGCCATCGGCAAAGGCTTTTCCCTCTGCGAAATTCTCTGGGATGTTACCGGCAATCAGGCTGTCATCGGCGGCTTGACGTGGATTCATCCGAAGAAAACTGTCTTTTATGAACGCGGTGCGGCGAACATGTGGGCAAAGAGCACTGAATGTCCCCGGATCCTGACAGAGGCGGAGCCGTTCAACGGCGAAATCATGCCGCCCTTCAAACTGGTTTATCACCGGTACAAAGCGCGCTCCGGTTATGATACCCGCGCCGGTGTACTCCGTGTCTGCGGCTGGATGTACCTCTTCAAAAATTACGGGATTAAAGACTGGGTCGCCTTCGCCGAAGTATTCGGCATGCCGCTTAGGCTTGGCAAGTATGATTCCAACGCGAGCAAGGAAGACCGCGCTGCCCTTATCGCCGCGATTCAGTCTCTGGGATCGGACGCTGCCGGAATCGTATCTAAAAATACCGAAATTGAATTTATTGAAACGGTTAAAAACTCAGGCACTAATAATATTTACGAGACGTTGGCTAATTTCTGCGACAAACAAACGTCAAAGGCTATTTTGGGCCAGACGGCAACCACCGAAGGAACGCCCGGCAAGCTGGGCAATGAGGACGCTCAGGACAGGGTCCGTCATGATCTCACTAAAGCGGATGCGGAATCTCTTTCAAAAACAATCCGTTATCAGATTATACGCCCGCTTGTGGGTTACAATTTCGGTTGGGATAAGCCGCTGCCCTGGTTCAATATCCTTTACCAGCGTCCGGAAGATCTGGCGCAACTCATGACCGTTTACAAGGGAGCCTCCGAGCTTGGCCAGCCGATCTCCCAGGAACACGTCTCCGAACGGTTCAAAATTCCCCTCCCGAAGGCCGGAGAGACGACTTTATCACCCAAACAGGTTCAGTCTGGCCTAAATTTTGGTGGTATTCCGGCCAAAAACAGGGTCAGGAGCGACGATGACCACCTGGGCAGGGTCATTATAGCCTCAGATGCGTACAGGCCAAATTTGGGAGCCGATGACTGGAGAGCGGTTTACCTGAAAAGGCTCAAACCTGCCCTTCAGGATTCCAGAAGCGGCGCTCTTGATGAAATCGAAGCCTATTTGAATAAACAAAGCGCATTACCCACGGAAGAGGAATTTACCGCTGCCTTAGAGAAAATACTCAATATTTCTCTGGGAAGCGTGGCTGCGGCATCGGTTGATACAACCATCGCCGATATATACAAAACATTTCGCGGACCAACGGCATTAGTGGGATTTGGCGGACCGGATGTCCGTGCAACGAACTTTTTGTCTAAATTGGACAATTTCTACGTTTCAAAGTGGATACAAAACCCTGATGCCGTTTCAGCGGTAAAAGAGTTTTTAAGCGAACGTTATCTTCAGGATGGCGCGGGGTTATTCGGTCGCCAGAATCCGGAGAACATCCAAGCCTTCCGGGATCTCTTTGAACAAAAACTTGCCGATCTGGAAGACTGGCAGGTTGGCCGGATTATCGACACAAGCGTCACAAGAATCCAAAACTGGGCGGCAGTGGATCAATATCATGAAGCAGGCATAACTGAAATTGAGGTCTACGAACCTACTCAAGAATGTGAATTCTGCCGCGATATGAACGGCAGGGTCATCAGTGTGGAGACGGCTTATAAAACTATGCAGTATCAGTCGGGGCTCACGCCAGAGCAATATTCCGCTGCAATGGCATCCATAGCGCCGACAATGGAAAATGCGGATAGCCTGGTCGCTAAAGGAGCATTGCCGCCCTATCATCCGCACTGCCGGGGAATTGTGATCAAGAGAGTTATCGGAGGTGCGGGATGAACATTAAAGCGGTCATAATACCGGACATCAAAAAACTGGTTCAATCCCTCACCGGTGACTTTGACGGCGCACGCAGGGCGGGCATGATTAATCTTCTGGCGACGATTGAATCTCTGGCTGTTAAATACGCGCCTGTGAAAACTTCAAACCTTGCCAGATCGCGTACCAGTAATGTTTCAGAAGACGGCAATAAAGGCACTTTAAGTTTCACCGCGCCCTACGCGATATTTGTCCATGAAGGCACCGGACTTTTTGGAATATACCACCGGCGCATTGTGCCGAAAACAAAGAAAGCGATGTTCTGGCCTGGCGCGAAACATCCGGTCAAATCAACGGCAGGCATGAAAGCAAATCCCTGGGTTACTAAGGCCGTCAATGAAGTCGATGCCACGGCTGCTTTTCAGGAAGGTATGCGAAACTTTTTAAGTCGAAAAGGATAGAGCAATGAAAAATTTTATATTTGCAGTTTTAAAAGAAATGACCGGCGCTCCCGGAGAATTCCAGTTGCTTCCGGAAGGGAAAATAGAAATCAACGGTGAAGAACCCATTTATCTCGATGCTGCCGCAGCGCAGGAAATCATCGCATACTTTAAACAGCGCGGCCTGGATATGGTCATTGATTACGAGCATCAGACGCTTTCAGACGTGCAGGCACCCGCTGCGGGATGGGCAAAAGACCTCCTCTGGAAAGGGAAAGAGGGCCTCTGGGTGAGTATGCGCGAATGGACCAAAAAAGCAACGGATTATCTCAATAATAAAGAATACCGTTATTTCTCGCCCGTAATGATCATCCGCGCCAGCGACAGGAAAATAATCAGAATCATCAATGTGGCATTAACGAACACGCCCGCAATCAATAATCTCGAACCGATTGTGGCGAAATTAAATTTTGAGCAAATCGACAAGGAGGATTTGAATATGAAAAAATTGAAAGAATTGTTAGGTCTCGCAGCTGACGCTGCCGAGGAAAAAGTGACTGAGGCTGTCATAGTTTTAGTCAATAAACTTAAAGTTTTTGAAACAGCCGCGCCGGTTATCGCCTGCAAGGAATTGCTTGATGCCCTGGGCGCGAAAGCGGAAGCGGGAAAAGATGAAGTCATCCAGATAGTGGCATCGCTGAAGGCTCCGGGCGATGTGGCTAAAGAACTCAGTATGAAAGTGGCGGCTCTTTCCACGGAACTGGCAGCGATCAAACAGAATGATCTTGTCACCCTGGCGCTCAAGGACGGTAAAACTTCTCCGGAAGAATTGGACAAATGGGGCCGTGATCTGGCGCTGAAAAATCCCGAATCGTTTAAGACCATTGTTCTGTCGCGTCCTGCCGGAAGCGTGATCCCCGTTGCCGATATTATCGTTGCCAAAGACAAAGGCGGGATTGTCACCGACGAAGTTCAGGCGGCAGTCAACAAGCAGATGGGAGTCGATCAGGCCACGTTCGAGAAATACAATAAGAAGTAGGGCGGGCACCCCGTGCACGCCGCGCGGATCGTTCAAGGAACGATCCCTACAAACTATAAATTTTAGGAGGTTTAAAGATGCACACAAACATAATCGGTTTAATTATCATGACATCAATTGCGATCGCATTGCTTTTCTTTATGCAATTACCATCTTTCTGGAAGGTTTCGCGCTGGCGGATTCTTTCCATGCTTTTCTTTATTCAATCACCGGCTCTCTGGAAGATTTCGCGCTGGCGGATTCTTTCCGCGCGAGGTTCGTTGTCGGCAGATAAGAAGCTTGAATATACCGAAGGTGTGGAAGTCCCCTTCGATGTTCTTAACGCGGTTATTATTTACGGCGGTTCGCACGTCTGCGTCAATGCCGCAGGTTATGCGATACCGGGTGCCGATACTGCAGGGCTGATTTATGTCGGTGAAGCGATGGAGAGAGTTGACAATACTCTCGGCGGCGCGGGTGAGAAAAAAATTATTGTAAGGCGGAGAGGCCTTATCCGGATGACTTTTCAAACCGCGATATCCATCGCTAACGTCGGCGACAACGTTTTTATCTATGACGATGAAAAGGTGGACGTGACGGCCAACGTAACAAACAAGATATTCTGCGGCAATATCGCCGTGTTTATCGACACGACCCATGCGTATGTGGATATTGAACCGGCCATTAAACAGGCTGACGTAGCCACGCACATAGCCGATACTACCGGCGCGCATGCAGCCTCCGCCATTTCCATTACCGACGCCGGGAATCATTTTGCCGCAGCTGAAGACTCGGTAGAAGCGGCTCTGCAAAAACTGGCCAAGACGATCAATATCACTTTACCGCACTTTACCGGCTGGACGAAAGACGGTGCGGCTCATGCTATTGCCCTGCCTGCATTAGAGCAACCTGTACCTATAATTGTGAAGAGAGCCTACGTCGCCCTGGGCACTGCACCTGGCACCGGAAAAACGCTGGCCCTGACATTGAACGGCAGCGCCCTCGTGTCCATCACTGAAGCCAATGTGGCCGGTGAGGCCGAAGCGCTGGCAATTGCTATTGCGAAAGATACAGACCTTGTCATCTCTGCCAACGAAACGGCAAGCGGCGCGGGAGCAAACTGCGATATCATCCTGGTGTGCCAGGTAGATGACGGCGAATAAAAGATTGAACGTTTAAAAACAATTGGATTTTCCGGTAGTCCTGAAAAAAGGCATATGCCGGAAAATCCAGCAACCGATGAAAAATAGGAGGAAAAAATGTTAGTTAATAAAGCGACCATCTCAGCGGTTTTTACTTCGTTAAAAACCATATTCAACAACGCGTTCGATGCCGCGCCCAGCCAGTGGCAGCAAACTGCCATGCTGGTACCGAGCGGTTCCAGCCAGAATGATTATGCCTGGCTGAGTGTTTTTCCGAAAATGAGAAAATGGATCGGCGACAAGGCCGCGAAAGTATTTGAGGCATTCAAATACACCGTCGTTAACGATGACTTCGAAGCCACGGTCGAAGTTAACCGTAATGATTTGGAAGATGATACCCTGGGTATTTATACACCCCAGGCGCAAATGGCTGGATACAGCTCTAAACAGTTACCCGATGAGATCGTGAGCGATTTGAAAAACAATGGCTTCGCCAATAAATGCTATGACGGCCAGTATTTTTACGACTCCGATCATCCCGTAGGCGAAGCCAAAACATCCACATCCAACAAAGGCGCGGCAGTCCTTTCCGGAGCTTCTCTTGCCCTTGCAGAAGCTTCCTATGGTGCGGCCCGACTGGCGATTATGAGTTTTAAGGACGATGAAGGACGGCCTCTGAACCTGGTCGGTGATATACTGGAAGTTCCTCCGGCGCTAGAAACACAGGCGCGTATAATCTGTGAAATGGATAAATTCACTGACGATAAACCGAACCCCTATAAAGGAACGGCCAAAGTACTGGTCAATCCCCGTCTGACATCGACAACAGCGTGGTTCCTGCACTGCACCTCCATGCCGGTTAAACCGTTTATCTATCAGGAACGCAAAGCTCCCGTATTTGTCGAACAGACGGATATCCAGAGCGACAATGTTTTCAACCGCAAGAAATTCAAGTTCGGCGCGGAAGCGCGTGCGGCAGGCGGTTATGGCTTCTGGCAGATGAGTTACGGCTCCACTGGCCTGGGTTAATAACAAGCTCAACATTCCAGGTTCAATGTTCAAAGTTAAAGGACGCTGAGCCTGGAATTGAGAGCCTTGAACGTAGAATTTTTTAAGAGGTGCTTATGACAATAAAAATTAAGAGTAAACAAAACAACTTCCGCAGATGCGGAATCCCGCATCCGGATCAGTGGACGGAATATCCCGACGACAAGTTTACAAAAGAGGAACTGGTCATCTTGAAAAAGGAGCCGATGTTGATTGTGGAAGAAATGTCCAATCCCAAAAAATATGAGGACATGAACAAAGGCCAACTCGTTTTTGCAATGCAGGCAAAGGGTCTTGAGATTCCTGAAAATGCCACAAAGGCAGTTATGATTGATCTGCTTAACGAAGCAGAAAAGTAAATCATTTGATCTTAGCTAGAAACTCCCTCCTTCGAGGGAGGGAGTTTTTGTGGTGAGATTGAAGTTTTAAGCAGCAAGGGCGTTGGACAACTGGAATCAAGTTACAGGTTTGAAATAAATGAATTTTTCTTATTACAGAAGCATAACAATAGATCATACAAAATGTGGAAACTCTAATTCTTCCGCTTTTCCATTATTAGTTTCCTTGTCTGATTCAACATTAAGTTATTCAGCTGGTCATGTTAAGAATAATCTTGGGTATGATATCTATTTTTTTGCTGATGCAGCCTTAACAGTTCGTTTACCTGCTGAAAGAGAATTTTATAGTGATTCCTCTGGAATTGGAACTTATGTTGGCTGGGTGCAGGTTCCAACGGTATATTACAATGCTGATACCATAATTTATATGGCATATGGCGACAGTTCAATTTCCACCGATCCAAACGCTGATACCACCTATGGAGCGAGAAAAGTATGGGATGCTTATTACATGGGTGTATGGCATTTAGGAAATGGATCGAGTTTATCAGTCGTTGATTCTACCGGATTAAATAGTGCCACCAATCATAGTGCAGGAGCTGTATCAGGTAAAATTGATGGTGGGGCTGCTTTGGTGGCAGCTAATAGTCAATATATTGACGCGGGAGGGTCGGTGAACGTATCTTCCCCACTGACTGTTCAGGCCTGGATATACCCCAATTCAGTCGGATCACTCCAGAGAGTCGTCAGTAATCTCACCGGGTCAGCGTATAAAGGCTACGAATTGTATTATGGATATACTTCAGATTCCTTAATGCAATTTCAGATAGGGAATAATGGTTCACTCACATTGAGAAGAACTACCAATAATATAGGTAGCGGTGCATGGTTTCACGTCGCAGGAACGCTATCAGGATCAACCATGTTATTGTATGTCAATGGAGTAGTACCAGCTCAATCCAGCAATGCGGTTTCCGGTATTGCCAATTCTAATGTAAACCTCAATATTGGCAAATGGCCAGGTGGTAATGGCAATTATTTTAATGGTAAAATTGATGAAGTTCGTATTTCATCCATAGCCCGGTCCGCGGACTGGATTACAACAGAATATAATAATCAGTATGCTCCAGGGAATATTGGGAGTCCTAATTTTTATACAGTGGGAAGTGAGAATATTCCCAGCATAAGGATTATAGTAAACCTTGACTCTTTAATTCAAAAAACCGGAATTACACATGTTGTTTCTCTGGACGGGAATATCGCAAAAACAAAGACAGTCGCAGCCTTGATTGATTCCTATCTGAAAAAAGCAGGAATCACAGATGTAGTTTCTCTGGATTCGTATCTGCAAAAAAAGAACAAAAACAAAACAACCGTTCTCGATAGTTATTTGCAGAAACTAGGTATCGCAAAAACAATCTCCATTGATTCCTTGATTGGAGCAGTTAAAACAGGAGCTATCAGCGTTGATGCATTTGTCGCCATTACCCGGCATGTCAGTTTGTCTTTGGATGGTTATATCCGGATTGGTAAAGTCACCTCCGCCGAAATTGACGCTCTGATTGCGGTATCGAAAACAAAATCGGCTAATCTTGACGCCTTTGTGCAAACCCAAAAAATCTCTTTTGCCGATATTGATGCTTTAATTCAAAAAAAGAAAATATCATCTGTCTGCATTGATTCAATGGTGCAGGCCCATAAACACCTGACAATTTCGATGGATTCTCTTATTCAGATGGCGCAGGCAGGGTTTCTTGATATTGATGCTTTAATCGCGGCCAGGAAAACAGGCGTTGTCTCTCTTGATGCAATTATCCACGGCGGAGGAATTCCCACTATTAGCGCTCTTCTGGATGCGTTTTTGCAGAAGGGTTATTCTCTCAATACCGCTCTGGATGCCTTGTTGGCATTCACACGCAGCCATACTGTCAGCTTTGATGCTTTTTTAATGATTTCTAAAGTGGAGGCCATTAGCTTCGATGCTCTGCTGGCAATCGTCTTATCAAAATCAATCAATCTTGATGCCCTGATCGTGAAAGGTTTTACCCGAAACACGATCATCGATGCTCTGATTCGCCAGATTAAAGAGCGTTCAATCAGTTTGGATGCGTTGTTGCTGATGTCCGCTTTACTTAAATCAACAAATTTAGACGCTATGTTAGCAAAGACCGGGAGAGGCCAGGCTTTGCTGGACGCCCTGCTTTTGATGACTTACAGACATCAGACCTTAATGGATGCGGTGCTGGTAACAGCAATAGATTTGTGTACCACCAGGCTTGATGCCCTGATAATTTCTTCCGGTTATGTCGTTCCTCACCGGCAGAAAGTGACCGGCTATCAACGTGAAACAAGAATAGGAGCGCCACAAAGAAATACTAAGGTTTCAGCAAAACCGAAAAATAAAACCATAACTGCAAATTAGGAGGCAAATATGAGCGCAACAATCTTAATCGAAGAAATGTCAGCCCTGGCGACCGGGATAGATAAGACCAGCGGAACTGTACGGTTCAAGGTGGCGGATAATGCAACGGTCGACGGTAACAATCCTATCGTCGTACCCGGATCAGGAACTGCATATAGCTACACCAAAAAAGTGCGAGCTAAAATGACAGTCGCCCCCAATACCAATGTTTCCAATCTTCGCTGGTATGCAGACGGTGTAAATTCTTTCGGGACCGGAATCGGGGTGACCGTGAAGAACATCGGGACAACATGGGCGGCGAATTACATCACGGCTCAAAGCGGCGGATCTGATCTATTCGGTTATACTTCAGCAGCTCCGCTCAATGGATCCGTAACGGACGCCGGTCCGTGGCTTCCCGCAAGCAACGGTAATTTTATCGGCGATCTGATTGAATTACAGATGACAGTTGCCAGCACAGCATCAAATGGCGCTCTGGCGGCGGAAACTTTAACATTGGCATACGACGAGATTTAAAATGGATCCCAAAAATAATTATAAATGGGAAGCGGAAAAACAGGATGGCACTATTATCACCGAAGGCGGCGATCTTACAGACTGTATCCGGTTTTCTCTGATTCCCAATAACCCTAACCTGCAGCATCATGATGTTGCAGGCGTGGAAATGGTGCGCAGATTCTGCCGTGGTTTTATCCGCGTCAATGCGGGCGGACTCAAAGAATATGTCCATTGTCTGGTATGCAAAGATTTTCGATTTTATGTGCGCTCCACAGACGGGACGGTTTTGGTGACACCCGCCGATTTTGAATTGTATTTGTAAAAGGTGATTTTATGCTTTTAGGAAAACTTCCGCCAAAACGACCGATAGAGGAATATTTCATCGAGTTCGATTTTTCCAAATGGTTGTCAGAAACGACAATAGTCACGGCAGTTATAACAGTCCTGGATTCAACAGGAACCAATGTAACAGCCGCATTAACCGATTCAACGCAGCAATCGAATACAGATACATCGGTCAATGTTTTTATCAAGGGTGGAATAAGTGGAGAAACCTATGAAATCTCCTGCCTGATAACAGATTCAGCGGGAGAGGTTTTGGGACCTTTATCAAAACTCCTGACGGTTCAGGAGACGGCTGACGTTGTTTTGCCTACGGGTAATATGTATTGCGCCATTGCAGATATTGCCGGACGAATCGGAGAGACGACGCTTACTCAACTGACCGATGATCTCGGAGCGGGCGGGATCGATGAACAACTGGTCGCTAAGGCGATCATCGCTGCAGGCGCAACGATTGATGCATATTGCCAGAAATATTATACAACGCCGCTAAGCCCCATTCCTCCCAAGATTGCCGAACTATGCGTGGATATCACGGTCTATGATCTTTATTCCCGCAGTGACCTGGCGATGCCGGAGATCCGCAAGGATCGCAATGACGCGGCCATCCGATTTTTGGAAAAAGTTTCCGATGGCAAGATTGATCTGGGAGTTTCAACACCATCGCCTGCGGAAACAAGCAACCACGTAGAGATAGTAAGCAGTAGACGCAATTTCAAAAGAAGTAATTTAAGGGATTTTTAACATGACAGACGGCATGCTGAATATTATTCAGGAAGACATTATCGGTGAATTGTCCAATATCGAGGACATAAAGACTGTGGGCGCATGGCAGGGCGAGGTTGAGGCCCTCCTTAAAATGCCGCAAAAAATGCCGTCTCTTCATGTGCTTTATCAAGGGGCAAAATTCGAGCCGTTCGATCAGGTAGGTGAACCGACAATATCAACAATGAATTATTTGATTGTTCTGATAGCGCAGAATGTGAAGAGCAGGAAAGAAGGATCTACTGAGTCCTATAAATTTATTGAGGCTGTCAGGGATAAATTAATCGGCCACAAAATACAAGATTATGGTTTCCTTCGTCCGGTTCAGGAAGACCTGCTGATGGCGGAAGGAAGCATCCTTGCTTACGGGCTTACATACGGCATGAATAACGTGCTGATACCAACAGAATAAAAGGAGAAAAATATGTATAAATTAAAAGATGGGGTTCAGGGCTTTACGGTTATAGACGGGGAAATGGCCGGTAGAAGTTTTAAAAGCGGAATTACCTATGATGCGATTCCATCGCAGGAAGCCAACAAGTTTGATGTGATTCCGGACGCGGTTGACGCGGCAGCAGATGTGTCAGCATCAAAGGGTAAAAAAGATAAAGTATAAAATAACTATATTTCCGTCTGCATACCCTGGAGGGCATCCATGACGGGAATGACAAAATAGAGGGAGGTTAATATTATGCCAAGAGATTTTATGGCTCCAAACAATGTCATCGCAGTATCCGCCAACCTGCGGGAAACGGGGATCAATACCGAGCAGACGCTCGATACCGCCATGCTGTGGAATATGGCCAGTCTGATCGATATAGATCCACGAAGGCAGAATAACGACAACGAGGCCCACGGAAAAGAAGAGGTGGACACGATCTATAACCGTGGAAATTTAGCGATGTGGCCTGCCGCTCATGATCTGGCGCAGCCGCAGAACATTGCCTTCCTCATGGGTTACGGGATGGGCAGCGTGGTTTCGACAACGCAGGGATCAGGGAAGAAGCATGTCATTACGCCGATATCCGGATCGTTGGATTCCAATCGTGATAATCCTTCTTTTACGGCAGTCCAGCGTTACGCCAATCAGGTTGCCAAAAGACGTTTTGCCTCGATGTTTGTTGATTCCGTGACAACAAATTTTTCGCGCGATTCTTTTGTGAAAATATCGGCCAGCGTCAAGGGTACCGGTAAATATACCGATAACGTCGGCAAGGAGACCGTCTCTGCAGCCGGAAACGCGACATCTTTGACACTGGCGGCAAACGGCGTGCAGGGAGCGGATGCGGCAACCAGGTTGGCCAATGTTCATCGTATCCGCGTATTATTGAGTGCTGGTGTTTATACGGAAGTTGCTTATTCCGCTGTCTCCGGCGCGTCTCCGGCAGTCATTACTATTACCTCTCCCGGTGGAACCTCAACCCCGGTCACCTATGAAATTGTTTATATAGCGATCGAAACGGGCTGGATGACATTACCGGCCAGAATCAATGAATCTCCGCTGGAGATAGCATCAACAATATTTAATGTGGGCGGCGCGTGGAACGGAACTGCTTTTGTCGGTGGCCGGTCTCTTTCATCGGAAATCAAATCTCTGGAACACACGCTAAACAACAATGGCGAAGTGCAGTTCGTGCCCGGTGCTGGCGGACAATACGGCGGCAGATATATGCGCGGCGGCAGAATGCAGACGATCAAACTGGACAGGGAATTCCGTGAATTTATTATGCAGCGCCATATCATCGATAATGATACTTTCGGGATTTATGTAAAGGCACAGGGCGCTCTTTACGATGCAACGTATTATTATCAGGCTGAATATGTGTTTCCGAAGTGCGCTGTTCTGAAAGCGCCGATATCTGTCGATGGCAAACGATTGGCCGAAGCGGGCGATCTGCAGGTGCTGGAAGATGACACCTACGGATCTGCCATAATAACTGTGCAGAATCTGCAGCCGAGTTATGCGGCGTAGGAGTAACGACAAAAAAATGAATAAACTGAATTCCGGCCTTCGCCGGAATGACATAAAAGGAGGAAGCACCAATGCCAAGAATTTTATCCAATGAACCCTGCAGTGTAACATTTGACGACAACATAGCCGGTGGAAAGATTAAAGTGCTGTATCGTCAGCCTACCACGGAAGAACGTATCAAATACACAAACTCTCAGATAGAGCGTCATGGCCGCAAAGTAGATTCCATCTTGGGCAATACCCGCATGAAATTCGGAAAGAAGATTTTCGTCGGCATTACTGACGGCGATTTCGTAAAAGCGGACGGCAAACCTTTATCTTCAGATCCCAAATCAAAGGATTATGACGAAACATGGAAGACCATTGTTGAAACCTATGCACCTGACGTCATCTCCATGCTAGCCATACATGTATTTGAGAATGCGTTAAGCCTGGGCGACAATCAAAGTGATGAAGTGGAGGACCCTTCCTAGCGGATCTGGAGACGATCCGCAGCGGGTTAAAGATTTGCGATGATAAACAGCTTGAAGAATGCAGAAACAAATTCGGCGACAATCTGGAGTGGACATGTTCCCGGCACAAATGCGGGAAAATCCGGGCCAGGGAGTTTTGTGAATATACGATGAAGATATTCCGGATCCGGCTTTTGCGCATCGCCGGATATCCGTTTAAGGCCAACGATCTAACCATGCAGGAATGGGAAGATCTCGGCAGCTTGGAACAGGCAATAGGAAGGTAGGGATCGAACCCGATCGATCCGTTTATCGGCGCGATCAGGGATAGCGCCCTACATTAAAAAAAGGTTTTACTATGGCTAACCAAAACACAGTAACCGTACAACTTACCGTCAAGGACGACGGGTCTGTCGTGATGCAGCAATTCGGGAAAAACTCCGAAGATGCGCTGAATAAAGTCACAACCGCTTCACCTAAAGCTACATCGGCGCTGGATAGTTTAAAGTCCTCTTATCTTGATTGTGCCGCCAAAGCCGCAACGGCCTACATGGCAATTCAAAAAGCGATGGAATACATGGATCTGGGCGCAAAGGCGGCACAGGCCGAGGCGTCCTTCCGCACTCTGGCGCAGACATCAGGCGAGAGCGCCGATGCAATTCTTTCCGCCATGAAAAAGGCTACCGATGGGACTGTAGATGATAGCGAGATAATGCAGAAATCTACAAAGGCAATGATGCTGGGTTTCTCAGGCGATCAAATCGAGCAAATGGGGGAGATGGCGCGTCTGGCTGCAAGAACCAGCGGCGAAGATGTGGGCATGGTCTTTGATAATATTGTCAATGCCATCAGTACCAATATGCCGCGCACATTAAAACAATATGGTCTGATAACAAAAGAGCAAATGTCTACTGTAAACCAGGCGATGGCGGAAGGCGTCACGGATATTAATTTATATAGCATGGCTGTGGATAATTTCGCTGTTCAAAGTGCCAAAATCGGGCCGCTTCTGGAAAATGAAGCTGAAAAACTTCAACAGCATCGCGCGCAAATAATGGCCACAAAAGAAGCACTTGGCGATTTATTAACAACGGCAGCAGGATGGGTTGTTAAAGGAATATCCGCTATTACAGAGCCATTTGCTGCAATAGAAGCAACATTGGCCAATGCTTTTTCAGGTACTTTTAATCTCGCACCTATTGAAGCATATATTGATAAGTTGATGGGTGTTGATGATGAAGAAAAAAAGATTGCTGCGACTAATCTTGCCTCGGCACAAGCAAAGAAAGCACAGGATGATGCTGATATGAAAACCGAACTGGGGAAGGTTGCCCAGAAGAAAGCCAATCTGGAAACGATGAAGGCGCTGGACAAAGATTATTTCACATCTCAGGAAGCCAATATCAAGGCGATGGAAGCACTAAAAAAAGCCGCAGGCGAAGATGACTATAAAATTGCCAGTGATTCCCTGAAAAAACAGAAAGAGTTAAACACTGAATATTACACTCGCACCAAACAGGAAATTGATCTGGAAGCCGCTGCGCGTTCTAAAGCCGATCGAGACAAGATATCGGATGCTGCTTATACCGCGCAGAAAATGCAGGAGTTGGATACTCAAACGACCAATAAGGCAATCGCATTAATGCAGCAGGAGCGGCAACAATCTATATCAACCGCGCAAAATGATATTAAAAATCTGACATCACGCCTGACCGATTATCAGAAATATTATGATTCTCTCAAGGCAAAGATGGATCAAAATATCGCCGATGAGAAGAAGCATCTGGAAGAACTGAAAACCCTGCGCCAGCAGAGCGTTGACCTGGATAAATCAACTGCCGCGCTGATTGCCGGAATTAAAGGGACAGATACATCACAGTCCGCGCAGCAGCAATATGATTCCAGCCGGTCGGCTCTTAACTCGCAATATAGTAGTGCTCTTAATTTATCCGGGCAAGACGAGATCAAAGCCCTTGAAGATTATAAACAGGCAGTGGCGGCGCTTCAAAAACAATATGCCCAGGGCATCCCCGGTGTGAAAGATATATTCGGAAATGTTGATGAAATTGTATCCGCTAAGACCATCGCTACAGATGCTATTTCCGATATCGAACGCGCCACAGAAAATCAGAGAAATGCCCTTATCCAGTTAACGGCGGAAAAGCAAAATCAGATCACAGCCGATCAACTCTGGGGACAAACACTTCAGGAAGAAGCCCTCAAAGCCCAAAATGCAATGGACGCGCTCAAAAATACTATTTCCGATTTATCCACACAGATTCAGAATATGCAGAAAACCATCGAGCTGACTGGAATCGATAAAGTGTCGAGCGTTGTGGATAGTATCATCTCCAGGATTCAGCAACTCCATACACTGGCCGCACAGCCGATCACTATTTCCACTGACTCAAATAATAATTCAAGTTCCTCTTCGAGTTCGAGTAATCCGGATACTAGCGCGAACTTAAATCTGGATGCAGCCTTAAAACTCAATGCACTGGGAAATGTTTATGACCAGGGCTATCTTATGCCTTTTGTTAATGGTGGAATTGTGGATCATCCGACTATTTTTCCAATGGCTTCAGGTATGGGATTAATGGGTGAGGCAGGCCCTGAAGCGATTCTACCTTTAACGCGCAACAGTAAAGGGCAATTGGGAGTATCAACAAGTTCAGAGAGTTCCGGCAGCCAGAGCATATCTTTCGGTAATATAATTATTCAAGTCCCGGCATCCGCCGCTCTGCAGAGCAAGGAAGACTGGCGCTCAATCACGCGGAATTATATTGTACCGGAATTGAAGAAACTCAGTTCATGAACGTAAAAGGATAAATCATGTCCAATGTCATTTATACGCAAGGAGCTAACTCTTTTACTTTCAGTAAAGGGCGAAGTTTCCCTATCTCCGATCCGGTTCAGGTTAACGTCCTCACTGACACGACAGATGGTGGGCAAATGTATGCCTACAATAAAGGCATAACCGAGAAACTGTTTAATCTTGTTTATGAGAAGCTATCGGCCATAGATTTTACTAATTTTGAAAACTGGTTATCGACAATAGCAGTCGGACCAGCCAACACGTTCACAATGACTGACGAAAACGGCGTAAATCATACTGTCCGTCTTCTGGATACCAAAAACCCGCTGCAGGCGGACGGTGAAGATGCAAACGGTTTTCTTTATTCGGGTACAATACAATTAAGAGAGGAAATATAAATTAAGGAGGAATATTTATGTCCAGGGAATATGTCATTTCTGCGGGAGGAATCACGCTGGCGAATCAGCCGGTAACACTGGCAAGCCTGATGCCAAGTGCGACAATAGGATTTGAGATACTTCGAGCGTGGGTATCTCAAAGCGCCAATAATACGAGCGCACAGCAAAGAGTTCAACTGGTCACGCAGGTTACGGCTTTCCCGACCGTAGTAACCGATACACCGGCCAAAACAAAAGTTACCGATCCCACTTCTGGCATTGTCGGAATCTCAGGATCCATCGCAGCCGGCAAATGCGGCATCAATGCCTCGGCTGAGGGAGCCGGTGCTAAAACAGTAATATGGGAGGATGCATTCAATGTCCTCAACGGCTGGCTTTGGCTGCCAAATCCGGAAGAGAGAATAGTTTTGCCGCCCGGTATAGCGAGTTGCTTCAGTCTTTTTTTACCTGTGGCTGCCGCCACACTTACGAACTGGGCATTCGGGATTACATATAGAGAATTATAAAAGGAAAAATTAATGCGGCAACCCGGTCCTCCACGACGGCCTAGCACAAAAAGGCCGTCGCAGAATCCTCAAAAAAAGAAACTTATTCTCGACGGCGATTATAATTTTACAGTCGAGAAAAATAAACGTGCCAATGGCCCCGAACCTATTAATTTATTGACTTTCGGTTTCGCCACGCCGGTATATTTATCAGACAGGAATCTCACACCTGCAGGTGGACCAGCCCATCAGGGTCTTTTGAAAACATGGGGGTACGTCGACACAAACATCGAACAGACTCCCGGCAGCGGCGTCCTCGGTACGATTGAAACCGCTGATCTGGAACTAACAATTATCAACTCACAAAATCCGCGTTTTTCCGACAATTTTACTGACGACGATCCTCCCGAAAATGTCACGGTGGATCTATATCAATGGTTCGCGCCGCTCCAATATCAGGAGAAAAAACCAATTTTTAAAGGCATAATTTACGGCCAGCCGAAATATGATGAATATACCTGTACGATTACAATTCGCGCGATATTTCAGAAATTTAATATTAAAATCGGCGATGATAAAATAATCACGGCGTCTGTTTTTCCTGATGCCGACCCTGACGACATTGGCAAGATGAGCAACATTATATATGGCTCGCTCATTGATGTCCCATGCCGGGCGCTTAAAGCCGGAGCGATCGATACAATAACAGCGGATATGGCCTCTTCGGATACAAGTTTTTATGTCAGCGGTTCATCGGCTGCGGAATATCCTTCCGGGACAGTTGTTGTTCAAATTGATGACGAACAAATACAAGGCACTTACAATCAGACGACTAATCGATTTACATCCTGCACACGCGGTTATAACAGCACGACGGCAACCACCCATTCCAAAGGCGCATCCGTTGCGGAAATCCTTACGCAATATATCTATGAGGTGGCCGGGCACCCCGTCAAGGCGATAACGGCGGTGCGGGTGGATGGAGTAGCCCAGACTTCAGGATTTACGGCCTATACCGGCCAGACAGGCAGTATATTGACCGGCTATGAAGGCCGGGCCGTGATTGTCTTCACGGCATTGGCGATGCTCACAAAACAGGTAAATTTAACCGTCAGTACGGGAAGCCATAGTCACACAGAAAGTACTTATATAACCATATCATGGTTTTTTGACGGCGCATCTATTGTATCCGGTTCACCATTAAACATAGTAGGAATTGTTGATAAAGATTTAAGCTCTCAGGGCGATCTCGCGTCTGGAGATTCTGTCCTTATTACAAAAAGTATCCAGGAATCATATGAAGGAATCCCTATTCAATTTCGGACATGCCTGAGAGTAGGAAGCCCGAACGATGTAACAACATTATCCGCAAATTGCGGTGGCTCGGTTGCAAGCGGCGCCACCAGTAATACTACATATTATGGCGGATGGGTGACACTAAGCAATAAAACTTTCGCAGATCTAATGACCTATACGGCAACTATAACGCGGAGTGGCAGCGGTTTGAACGGTTACGTCGGTGAAGTTTGGCTCGAAATTCGATACAATGCGACAACGGCATCGAGCGCGGCAACCGGTGTGGCTATTTCCGGCAATTCCACCGCCGATACGGTCATCGGAACCGCAGTAACAGTTGATGCAGCGGGTTATCAGGATGATGCAAACGGAACCTACACAGGCACGGCGAGCGCGCTGATTACACAGCCTGATGACATATTTAAACATATCTGGGCGGTTTTGCTGGGCGCGCCGATCGGCGATATTGATCCTATCACTTTTAATGCTTCGAGTGCGTTTTATGCGGCCAATTCCTATGCTTTTTCTTTTTTAATTGATAATCCTATCCAGGCCACAGATTTATTAATGAAACTGGCGCTACAATGCCGCAGCCGGTTTATCGTTAATGCCGCAGGACAGGCCAAACTTATTATCCGGCAACTTGATCAGGCAAGTGGGCATTCTATTATTCAGAATGAAATTAAACGTGATTCGATGTCCATTCAACGCAGTCCTACGACGGAACTTATCAATTCATTTAGCGTTGGTTACGATCTGGATTTATCCCAAAGTTCCGGAAGCCTGTCATCTTTTCGCAGCGCCCTGACTTTTACGGATTCCACATCAATCGGACGCTACGGAACCCGCAATTGGCAAGGGTCTGAAGATGTATTTTGTTTTGATGCCATACGCCTGGCTGCGATGGCGCAGGATGTCGGCGCGTTTTTGCTTGCTTATCATTGCCGCGTCCGGAAGATGCCTACCTTCGGGGTTTTCCTCGATAATATGGAAATACAACCGGCTGACATTATTGACTTGACTCATAATCTCGATAATATGATCGGCTTTGTCGTTGAGGTTTTAAAGATTATTTATCACATAGGAAACCGCCAGCAAAATGACTGGCTGGAGATTACAGGAATCGAAAACGCGTCATGAGAAATAGAAACGGAGACAAAATGAAGGGCATGCATTTAATGCTTGCCGATTAGGACAGTAGTCCAGGGAGCGCCAACTCCCCAGACCGAGCGAAAGCAACGCCCGACGGGTTAACCCGCTACCATATGTATAAAGAGACGATGCAAAATAGCAGGGTTAGCCTCAAAAAGCAATCGGGAGGCAGTTACATGAATAGTTTTCTGGCATACATGGGTGGCAAATCGTTATTAACGAAAAAGATTATTACATTTTCCCGCGATGATTTCCAAAAGCTGAGGGATATATTGAGTGGCATCAAGGGCAAATTCATAATGTCAATTAACGATACTCCGGAGATTCGGAAGTTATATAAGGGATTCCACACAGAAGTTGTTGCCACAACTTATTCTGCAGGCGGAGCGAATAAGAAAAAAAGTGTTAATGAACTTTTGATTATGAATTATCAACCTGGTTGACATCGATCGATGTGGTGATTTTCACCGTCATGATCGAGTTGAATCAGGAATTATATATAAGGATCATTTTATCTTTTGATCCTGCATGATGACCTGGCCGGTCTTGAATTTTTTAAAATGGTTCAAAATCGGACAGGATTTGTGCGCCTTGCGTTCGGTGAAAATATTTTGTCTCTGATTGCGTTGTCGTGTCGCCGATTAGCTTTTTCTGTGTCGCCGATTAGCTTTCGCCTGACAATTCGCGTCATTTATGCTATGTTGACACAACGGGAAACTTTTTGTCTGCAACTGAATTCATAATAGTTGACTGAAATGTTACTTCTTGAGATTCCATTTTTGATATTACATTTAAAATAGAAATAATCAAAAAGCGGCTAAACGCTAACTTGACATATTGTAAAAGAATATGAGACAAACTAACATTTAGACATCCCTGATTTTGTTTTTTATCAGGTTTTACGAATAAACTGCTGGAAAAAAATGTTAATCACCAGTATAAAATAATGTATTTCAGCGGGGAAACAAATACGGAGATTACCGAAAGTATCAGATAAGTAATTACCAGCGCCTGAAGCCAAAGGGTTTTTTTATGGATCGACTGTTGGCAAAAGGCCTTATTTGTTTCAGGAAGGCAATAGCTTTTTTATGATCGGGACCGATATTCAGAAGCGCGATACGAGAGACCTGTGGGTGGCAATTGCTATTGCCCTTTCCCTAGGAGTATATCACCTGCTCTTCAATATTATTTCATTCTTACAGTATATCTCATATCAATATTATCGATGGGTGAGCAATGTTCTCTTCTTATGGATACTTGCTCTGTTATGGGTTGCTTACCGGCGCTGGCGCCGTGCGGTCTATAGGCAGAGAAAATTACGCAATATTCTGGCAAGCATCAACACGGAAGTTATCATGGTGGTTGATTCCAGTCGCCGGATTCAGATGGTCAATGAAAGTGTAAATATTTTTGGTTATTCTCCGGAGGAGGTAATTAAGAAGACGACGGATTTACTCTACCTCGACCGTCGGGTGGATAAAAACCGTCCTAACGAGATACGCGATTCTCTGAATAAGATTGGCTTTCATATCGGACAGGCAACTGGCCTGAAACGCACGGGCGAAAATTTCCCCTTGGAGATTATGACCGCTTTACTTAAGGGGAGCGAGGGTGTTGTTATCGTGATCAGGGATATCACCGAAAGAAAGCAGACAGAGGAAAAGATCCGGCAGATGGCCTACCATGATTCCCTGACGGGTCTTCCCAACCGGAAACTCTTCTCCGATCGCTTGCATATTGCTATTGTCCAGGCCCAGAGAAATCAAAAAAAAGTAGGAATCGCAATGCTCGACCTCGACCATTTTAAGGACGTAAATGATACCCTGGGTCATGATATAGGGGATGCTACTCTCAAGGCAACGGCAGAACGGCTGCATGCAACACTAAGGGAGGGTGATACCATTGCTCGCTTCGGTGGCGACGAGTTTCTATTGATACTTCCGGACCTAGAGACAATAGAAGATGCGGTCCATGTTGTACAAAAAATCGTTGACAGTTTTTGTAAGCCCTTCCTCATAGATACTCATCAAGTCGTTGTGACAACAAGTATTGGCATCGCTGTCTATCCCGATGATGAAACAGATGATGAAATACTCCTGAGAAATGCCGATATTGCCATGTATCAAGCCAAGCAAGCGGGGCGGAACCGATACCAGCTCTATAAAAGGCCTGAGACGCGAGACAAACCGCATTTTACTGTTTAAGGATTTTCATCTTAAAAATACCTGATTACAAACCGATAATTATCAATTCTGATGACTAACATAGGCTAAACAGTTGTAGGTTCATTCAAGGATTCTGAAAACGTGGAAGGAGTATTTTAAATCATTTTTTCTTTTTTTTTCCTTCCTTCCTTCCTTCCTTCCTTCCTTCTGAAAATCTCAATTTTCAAAACTGCATTTTTATGCTAGATTTCAACCAGTCATCGTCAAGAAATAAGTGAAGATTTTTATTAATTTTCAGATTTATTATAATGAGGCGTGAGGGTGAACTAAATGATAAAGAATTTTGCTTTTAAATCGGGTATCCTTTTTTTCGTATTCTTATTGATTTTGGGATGCGCCAGCCTGCCAAGGCCGGACGAAATGAAGGCTCAGGTTGCCAACTATCAGCTGCCAAGACTTCCTAACGAAGGGAAGGCCATTGTTTACGTTGTCAATCCATCAACTTTCGCCAAGCATGCATCCAAGAGCGGATACATGTTCGAAGTATATCTTGATAATAAAGATTCACAATCGGAAGTTGGTGCCACGCTGGGCCAGCAGTATATATACTTTAGTATCACTCCAGGCGAACACAAGATAATGTCCAAAGCAGGTAACTGGGCGGAAATAAATGTGTCGGCAAAAGCAGGTGATATTATATTTATTCAGCAGGACCCATATATGGGATTCACAACTTTAAACATCAGACTCCTGAATCTTCAGGATTATGAAGGTAAATATTATGTAAAGACTTTACCCCAGGGTAGAATCATCGGTAACAATCAGACCTACACAGCGACAGCATCTGCCGCTTCTCCTTCGTTTTCAGCGATTCCTTCCGGGAATCAAAATATACTTGGAATCACCGTGGGTCCAACAAGTAGTGTCAGGGGAGTTAGAGTAATAACGGTTGCATCAGGAAGTCCGTGTGAGAGCCTGTTAAAGCCTGGTGATACCATTTTTGCCCTTACTTTGATTGGCCAGGGCAACTCAATATTAGGAGGGGCAAGGGTAAACAATGATAATTTTCAATTGGAGGTTTCAAAAATACAACCGGGCATGACAGTAAAATTGATGATCAGTTCAAGACCTGTTGTTGAAGTAAGTTGTACAATTCCGGAGGGGCAGTCTAATGCATCAATGGGCGGAGTTCAGCCCGCGAAAGCCGATACTTTCATAGGAACTGTCACAGGCGGTAATTTTGCCAAGGGGGTGGGTTTTTCCAATATCAACATTAAGCTTGAAATTACGGATGACAACGGAGTCAAAGATATTTTTTTCGTGAGGTCCGACTCTAAAGTTTTTGATGTTCGTGGTAATCAAATAGATTATGAACGAGCTCATGAAACCAAAGACAGAAGAGTAACAATAGAATATTTCACAATAACAGATGCTACAGGTGGCGACCCATCTCGCAGTGACTTCGCTTTTGAGATAGGTAAGAAAGGCGTACGTGTGTTGCATCTTCTTAATTGAAAGGCAACAAATGGTTTGGGAATCGAATTTTTTATTTCCTTCTTCCTGAAGTCCTCAATTTTTAAATTAAGATTTTTATGTTATAAACAATAATCAGCAAAAAATCCTTCTTCATTAAAAATGTTATTCATTAATTTGCAGCATTGTATTATTAGCAAGGATATATATAAACATGTTGGGTGAGAAAATGATGAAAATCGCTTCAAAGATTTTAATGTTGGTTCTGCTGGCGCTTAGCTTTTCGTTGCCAATAGCAGACAGAGCATATGCGATGGCTCAGATTTCCCTTCAAAACAACAGTAATATATGGCTGGATCTGTATATTGATGACAACTTTGGTTGTGGGCCGGTAATGCCCAGCGGATTTTGCACATCCAGTGTCAAAGAGGGCATCCACAGGTTGGAAGCAAGAAAAGGCCAGAAGACTGTGGCGCATGAAGAGGATGTCCAAATTGGAGATGGCACTTCCCCGACTTGGACGCCGAACATTGAAGACTCCGCTCAGGATAAGACCTTGCTGATGGTGGGAAAGTGGAGAAGTGAAAAGGGGGATGTGTATTCACTCACAATAACGGCAGGTAAAATCAAAATAGATGGTGTTAAACATATTATCGTTACGAAGAAGGATCTAGCGCTCGAAGGCTTTATCGAGTGGTCTGACTCCTCTTATAAGAATTGTGTCATCCCAGGCTATAGTGGACCTATCACCGGAACAGTTGCTGAAAATGGCACCTCCATAATGCTACAATATGATTGGCCAAACTATCAACTCAGATTGAATGGGAACCAGTGCAGTGGCGTGTCTTTTTTGGGAAAAGAGCGCGTAGAATTTAAACTGGTAAAAGAGTAAAATATCCTGGTGTGAATCCACTATGAATCTTGTTAATGCAAATGCTGCCGTAAAAAATTCGGTTTCCGGTTGGGACTATTTTGATCGTTTATACTGCATTTCTCTGAAAGAACGTGAAGATCGTCGCCAGTCAGCGCTCGAAGAATTTTCAAAAGTAGGGCTGGCTGATAGAGTTGAGTTCGAGATTGGCCAACGTCATTCAAATAATATTGAGCAGGAGGTGTACGAATCCCACATGCTATGCCTGCGTAAAGGGTTGGAAGCAGGCGCGGAAAATATTGTTATTTTTGAAGACGATGTAGAATTTGACTGCTTTGATCCAGAACGATTAAGAAATTGCACTGAATTTTTAAGACAACATCCAGAATGGAAAGTTTTACTCATCGGAGCTTTAATTCGCTCCAGCCGTAAAACTACTAATCCGTTCGTACAGAAAGTTCGTTATCAGAGTCTGACCCATGCTTACGCTTTAAATCGGCATTATGCGGAAACTTTAGCATATGAACCCTGGCAGGGCATTGTTAACGACACTCTCTTTCGGCCGCTGACTGATGATGTCTATGCAAT